TGTCTCCCCATTCCTGAACATTTCACCTCGATTATTGTTTTTTTGTCCTTACTTAAGCCATCAGGTGTGGCACTTAACACAATATCTTCATGTATTGGTTCAGTTACATAGTTTTTCTGATTGTCTCCATAATCTAAACAAGACGATTTGTTTATCAACATCCATTTTGCTATACCACATCTTTCGTTGTCTTTGCCCCATTGAACAGCGGCTATACCTGATAAATCCTCAACCTCTTGTTTAAGGTAAGAATCTAACGCCTCCTGTCTTGCTTTTGGGGACATACTATACTTCTTCGTTGAGTTATTGTAAAAAACGCCGAAAGCATACTTACCAAAACTAGAGGCACGAAGATTGTTTTCTACAAACTCAAACTTTTCGTTTCCTATTTCGGGTTGTAAAGTATGGCCAAACTCGGTTTCGTCTGTTTCCCCATCTTCAAGATTGCCGTTCTCAAACGCTTTATCTATCGCCTCATCTGTTTTTTTAGCTTTAGAGATTGTCTTAAGAGCGGGGTTATCTTTTCTTTGAACCTGCTTGTCTTCGCTTTCCTCATCTTTACCAATATTCATATTAAACAATTTTAAAAATAAATATTTATATCCGTAAGAATAAGCTTTTCCTATGCCTTTATCCTGATTATCCACGCCATATCCAACAAAATTATCAATTTTTATGGTGTCTTCAGGATTATCTAGGTTGTATAGCCTAACGCCAACAACAACTTCTGTGAAATTACCTGTTCTGATATGGTTGCTTGTTTCAGGGATTGCACAAACTCTGTGCTTTTCAAGCATTTCTCTGACATTTTTATTAACATCGTTGTAAGTAATTACTTTAAAGGGAACTCCCCCGTTAGTATCAACTTTCTCAACGCTGCGTATCTCGCATTGAATATCAAATATCTTTTCAATAAGAGATTTTGGCTTTTCGCTAGCCTGTTTTTCTGATTTTTTCATTTACTTTACCTCAATTTCTTTACTTATATGTATATAATACACAATAATTGATTAATGTCTACTTTTTTATTGAAATTTTTATAATTATTTTTTTTGTTGATTCAAAACCGATAATGTGATATTTATATATATTTATATTATTAATATAAAATATTTACATTAATACACACACATATATATGTATATGTATTATTAGTAGGAAAGAAAGTGAAAAAAGAAGAATTTAAAAAATTAATCAAGTTATTTGATGATACTTACCCTAAACAGCCTAAATTAACTACGGCACAACAGCTTATGTTTTGGGTAAGCCTACAACAATACTCCATAGATGCAGTTATGGGGGCATTTATATCCCACACAAACAATCCTGAAAATGGAGAATGGAAACCACAAGTGCCAGTTAATCTAACAAGATATTTACAGCAATCAGATGTAGAGATAAAAAAACTCTATGAGATGTTTTTCCAACACAAAGAGGTAAAAGACCCTTTAGCTGTCAAAATATGGAATCAAATCGGTGGGGATAACTTAAGAAAATTACCAACATACGAAACAAATAAGAAAGAAAGTGTCTTTGTTGATTTATATAAACAGGCTAGAATAGGGAATAACTATGATTCTTTGCCAAACGAGCTAAAGACAAAGCTTATAGGAGTGATGAAAGATGAGCATTAGGTTAGGAGATGTTGAATTAGAAAAGGCTGTGGCTAGTTTGAGGGAGCTTGGAGATAAGCTTGCTGTTGCAGAATCTGAATATCAATACTATGAATCCATGATGAAAACAACAAAATCTAGGATATTTTTAGAAACAAAAGATATGGGCTATACGATAAGAGACAGAGAGGCTATGAGTGATGTCCACGAAGATGTTGTTAAGTATATTGAGTTAATTAAGGATAAAAAAAGAGAATATATTTCTCTCCGACATCAGATTAGTTCTGTTCTTGAATCCTGCAATTTATTTAGGACAAAATCCGCTAATATAAGGGGAGAAAAGAAACTCTATGGAGAGTTAGGATGAAATGCTGGCATTGTAGTAATGAGTTGATTTGGGGAGGCGACCATGATGTTGAGGATAGCGAAGAATATTCTATGGTAACAAACCTGTCATGTCCTAACTGTGGTACTTATGTAGAAGTTTACTGCCCAAAGGAAAAGAAAAAAGATGAAACATAACAACGATTTTAAATATGACCTAGAAGTAGGCAAAGAGGGCGAAGATATTATTGCCAATATGCTTGAGGGAGATAAGGTTGAAGTTAAGAGCGAACAAACAAAAATAGATAAAAACTGGTCAATAAGCGGGAACTGTTATGTGGAATATGAAAGCAGAGATAAAAAATCAGGGCTATCTCACACAAAATCTAAATATTGGGCAGTTAATTTTATGGACAACAAGACCCATTGTTTCACAATCATTCTGCCGACCATAAAAATGAAAGAGATTGCTAGAAAATACTACAAGCAGCATAGGGTTGCAGCAGGGGGAGACGAAAACACATCAAAAGGAGTTTTAGTGCCAATTGCTGAATTAATTAACCCCGAGCACTATATGAATATGCCCAGCAAAGAAGAAATAATGTGGGAAAATAGCATGAGGATAGCTGAAGAAATAAGGAGAAATGAAGAAAAGTGGAAAAAAATTGAGGAACAATATTACGGAGGAGAAAAAAATGGAAATATTAAGCAAAATACTTGATGGCTTTGACAAGCTGCCTGATATGGTTCAGGCGTTTATATTTGTTAGTTTAATAATCTTTTTTTGGGAAGCAGTTCTTTAGTGGCCAAGAAGCCAAGCAAAGAAATACAGAAAGAATATGAGGAGGCTATTAAGTTTGGATGTATTGTATGTTTTAAGCACTATGGGGTTTATACCCAACCCTGCATCCATCACATTACAGGAGCAGGCATCTCCCTAAAAAACCGAGACATCCTGCCGTTGTGCCATACGCACCACCAAGGAAAAGAGGGGATTCATCATTTGGGAACATTTACATGGGAAAAAAAATATGGTACACAAAGAGAACTACTTGAATTTTATAAGAGGCGTAAGGTTGGAAGTAAAGTCTAGCAACACAGCGGAGATAATTAATTTTGTAAAAAAAATTAAGTCAAAAGATTTGCTAAAAACTCTTTTTTACCACTATCAATCAATTATGGATAATTCTAAAATTACGACATTGAACGATACTGTTTGGTTCTTTGTTATCAAAGACGAGATAAAAATAAAGTTAAACAAGGAAGAATATCCCTGGAATGAAGATTGAGCTTTTAGCAAAGTTACTACCTAAAAGCGTCAATTTAGAGTCTATTGGCTCAAAGAATCATAACGCCATAACATCTGATGAAATCAATATTATTATGTCCTATTGCGGGCTTACTAATAGAGAAGCAGCTATGATATTGTTTAGGTTTTTGGGTGATACAAACCAAAGGTCAAGTTTATATGATTCTTTTTATGCGAAAGCAATTAAGATATTTGAGGAAGATAAGATAAGTAGAAAGGTGGTTAGGAGCTTGGTTGATTGTGCTTTTCTTGAAACTGCGTGTACAAGATGTCCTTTTTGTAACGGGGTAGGGCACACAGTTTACTTAAATAAGATAGAAGATTGTCCTCATTGCAACGAGGGTGTGTTCGTATTTACTGAAAAAGCGAAGCTGCATCTGACAGGCCTTAAGAAAGGGCAATTCAAACAAATACAAGAAAAATATAAAGATATTATGTCTATGATTCAAGACCTTGAGAATAGTGCTCTAGCTAAAATAGGAGATACTAATGCTTAACTCTTTTATCTTCCTTAATTAAGGGAACACCATCAGATAAGTCGGGTGATACCTCACTCACATCATAGATTTTTTTAGAGTTTTTAGGCATATCCTTAATTAAGGAATTAAGCTCCTCAATAAGCTCTTTGTCTGTTTTCTCTTTAATGTTGTCCACATTTAGATTAATTGTTTGAGAAGAAAAATTACCTAATTCCAGTATTAGCCTTGCGGTGTTCAATTTTACTGCGTCTTGTTCAGAATGTAAAAGGTTCTGTAATACGCTAATAGCAGGCCCAGCAGTAGAAGAAATCCTCTCCTCCTGTTTTTTCCTAATTTCTTTTGCGTATTTCTTTTTAAGATAACTCCCCATACTCCTAATTCCTTTCATGTCTTTAGAGTAACCAGCTTTAATACAAGATTGGGTTGCATTGCCCGCTGTATCTCCCTCACAAAAGCAATCTATAAAAGATTGTTCTTTATCTTTTTCTATTTTTGTTCCTCTTGCCATAATTATTGTCCTAATGGGTTATCTGACCTAGCTTTAATCTCATCCACTTTTGCTTTTAGTACAGCAATTTCAGCTTTGTTAATAGCTATGTCTTGTTCTAATGGTTTAATGTCAGGGGCTGATTTTTTCTCAAGCACAGCTAAACGATTTGAGATTTCTCCAAACTTGGAAAAACCACCACCAATAGCTACGACAATAGAAAGTAATACTCCCCATGTTTTTATATCTTTAAAATCCACGAATCCTCCTTAAATGTTCTTGTGTTCTTATAACTTCATCCACAGCTTCCTCAACCTTTGTTTGATATTGAGAAACAGAATCTTTATAAACATTTTGATTTTGATGATATATATTTCTACCATCAACATATTCTCGGATGTCA